GTGCAGCTCTCGGCTATACGAAGAGAGAAACATATTGCCTCATCACCCTATGGACCCGTGAAAGCAGGTTTGACCACCTTGCAAGGAACCAGCAGGGATCAAGCGCTTACGGAATTGCTCAGCTCCTTAGAGAACGTAGTAGCAGCCCTGAACTCCAAGTCCTACACGGCATTAGATACATTAGCCATCGCTATTCAGGGAGCGCGTGTCGCGCTCTCCGGCACAGCGATAGACGAGGCTGGTACTGATGTTTAGATATTGGTTACGCTTTGGTATATGGAAAGGTTGGGTAAGCAAACCTTACTGCGCTATGCACGACGGCGGTTATGAGTATTACAATGAGGAAGAGCTTGAGCAGTTAGATGAAGGCGGCGATCCCTGCCAAGTTGTAATATGCGTGCTATAGTTTAACTCTTGCGGATAGGATCGCCTTCTACCTAACCGCACCTAAGTAGCCTCACCGTAACACTCTCCGGTGGGGCTGCTTCTTTTATCCACCGGTGCTATAAAAGCCCTTGCCCTTGAAGGTGATAGCGGGCGATGACCAACTGCGAGACATCATCTGGTGGCAGTCAGTACACATAGGCTCTTCAATAGCAGCGTGAATAGACTGCTCGATATCTCTGGTGCTACCGCACTCGCACTTGAAAGAATAGATCATAGCTTTACCGCCTCGTTTATATCTAAGTAACCTACTAACTTGTAAATCTTATCCTTGTTCTCAAACTCAGTAGACGCTGGCATCACTTGTGTGTACCAGTTAGGTTCCGGTATATCCATAAGGTCAAAGGAGTAGATACCGAGTGGAGTAGAGTTGATGTAAAAGGGGATAAGATCTCGCTCTGCTGCTTGGGTAATCAACTTACGGTACTTAATCTCTTCGATAAGCAGGGTTTCATAGTGGGTCTGCCTGCATTTAAGTTCAATGTAGTGTGCAGCTTTGGCGCTGGTGCAATCGTAAGAGTCATAGATACCGGGTGACTTAACCAAGTCTGGGTAAAGGCTCTGTTGCAGATAGTTAAATAACTCTTCTTCTTTCATCTATACGGTGTCTCTCCGCCTAGTTTATCCTGCAACCTGCGAAGGGAGTTGGTACATCTGCGATCAGCAGTAGAGACAGCACACTCTAGGAACGCTGCTATCTGTTGTAGCGTAGCGTTATCGTGGTGGCGCATACGCAGTGCAATCTGATCCTTCTGATCTAATTCAAGAAAGGCTTTCTTAATATCTATAAGGCTAGCAAGCAGGTTGCCACCTTCTGCTGGAGATGATGAGCCGCGTGGCTGACCGTCTCTAATCATCTCTTGTGCCTGTTCTAATACTGTTCCGTCTATGACGGAGGCGATAACGAAGGGCAGTAGCTGACCAAGCATAAGCGTTTCATAGTATGCCTCGTCCATTAACTGATAGCCGGACTTGTTAGCCTTCTCCTTGCGAACGTAGCGCTCTGCTGCTCGCCTCATCTGGTAGGCGATACGCTTCTCGTTATGCTCTAACTGCTTAGGATCTTCGACACTCATCTGCTCAGTGATGTAATCGTTGCGGGTGATAGCCCAAGCGATACACTCCTGAGTGATGTCGTCCTTCTCCACCCAATGCTTATAGCGCCGGTGAATTGCATAAGCAACTGACGGCGCTAAGTCATAGACAACAGGGTGCAGTTCAGTCACAGTCTCGCGCTTCGACTTCAGGCCAGACATTATCTAGAACCATCATCGCAATAGCAGAGTAGTTAAGCAGATCAAGGTATGAGTCACGCAAGGACTCGTTGCTAGGCTTAACGCCAGAGTCGAGCAGGTTGTTAATACGAGCTATCTTATCCCACATACGTACACGCAAACCATTAAGTGGTCCACCTGGTGAGTGAGCAATGTTCTTTGGGCCGTAGTCGTGGTGCTTACGAATGAGTAAGTTACCTGCTGAATCCATAATGCGCCAGACATCTGCGACAAAGGCTTCGTCTACCTTGTCGGTATAGGGCGCAAGAGAATTGTCTCTGCTTCCGTATTTATCTCTAGGATCTGAAAGCCCATATGCTGCAAAGTCTGTACCATCTGTTGCCATTCTTCTTTACTCATCCTTTCAGTTCGCCTATTAGCAGAGTTCTGGTGGCATCTGCCCCGTATGCTAAGTAGTAATCGTTTATATCCATACCAGATGGTAGTGTAACAATTTGTGAGTTAACTATCTCGTTAGCGACACGCTTAGAAAAGTCAGCACCGGGATTGGATCCATCTTCTTTAATATCGTTATCACCTACAACATAGACCGTCTCATAACCTGTAAATAACTTAGGAAAGTGTGGCTTCCAAGACTGCACGCCCGGTACTCCAACTGCTGGAATCCCCACCATCCCGCTAGTAATCACAGCATCTAACTCACCTTCGCATACAACTATGTATGGCGATAGTGGTAAGACATCTGCCACGTTGTACAGGTGTGCCTTCTGCCCAGTAGGTGAACCATACTTAGGCTTGCCATCGTCAATGCGACGGAACTTGAAGCCTACGCAACCGCCATTAGCGGTGATGTAAGGGATAGATATCCATCCTTCATACATCTCGTGACCGTTGATCGGCTCTGTAACTGTGCCAAGTTGGAACTTAGCTGCTACAAGTTCAGATATTCCACGTTCGTTTAGAGCGACTAGCGCCTCTGGACTTACCTCTTGAGCGTATCTCTGCGCCGCTTCCAGTAGCAATTTCGACTGCGCGTTTGAGGCCATCCTTAAACTCCAAGTTCTCTATGATGCAGACAATGCTGACTGCGTTACCACCTCTGCCGCAGGTGTGGCAGAAGTACAAATTGTTATAGGTATTTATTACAGCAGACCTGCGGGTGTCACTATGCAAGCAACACTTAACTGATACATCTTGACCTTCTCTGACTTCACCGCCAAAGAAAGAAACGATTGGACCTATGGGGATTGCGTTTGCATCAGCGGAGTTCTTACTCCCTCGACCTTTACCCAACCTTGTCCAGTCTTGTGCTGGCATACACACCCCTCGCACTTCTCGTGCCAGTGTGCTGCACGCTTTATATGGTTAGCCTTGTTCTCTTCACCGGCTTTAAGGCAGCTTTGGCAGATCACGCTTGATCTTCTTCCTCATCTGGTGCAAGTTCTACTACTTCTTCATCGGTGCTTAGTATCTCTGATGTGGTGATTTCACCTTCTGGTACTGGCATTTTCTTCTCCTTTAACCACTGTGTTAGATCTTGAATTACCCACGCTTGTTCTATGGGAGCGTTGCGACGCTTAACTATGACATAAGACAACGGAACTTCCCCAAGATCCCTAGCCTTAGCATAGTTAAACGCCTCAACTTGTGCTTCTTTCCAGAACTGAGGCAGGGTGAGCGTCTGCCTGTTCTTTAGTTCAAGGATGTAAGTTTCCCCTGCGATAACAGTTACGATGTCGCCCTCATCCTTTGCTCCAGCTTTAGTCAGACGCTCTGCTATGGCACCCATTTTACGGAGCCACCTCATTACATCTGTCTCAAACTGAGAACCCTTAGTCTTGTTGTACTGACTCATCTACCAGTACAACCTTGTTGGTTTTGTAAACCATCTGTCCTTCTTCATCTTTGACTATCTCTACGATGCCGGACTGGATCATCGCGTTGAAGAAGTTAGCCAAGTCAACTTTAAGTATTGCTACTTCTCTTTCAACATCACTCATTTAATTCCCTATCTATTGTTGGACTATGTAATCGCCCTGGTATCCGTTTACTGCATCATTTCTTAGCATAACACCCCACGCATTTTTATCAGATATCTGACAGACTGCGTAGTTTACGAACAGCGTTACGAAGTCACTAGCGTCTGCAAAGTGTGGACCAAAACGGTTCTTCACAGCAGCCACCTTTAGTTCACCGTTCGATGGGTCATAGCCAAGCGTTAGGATTAACGCCGGGAGCTGACTCACCTTACCGTGAATAGCACGTCTGGCAGGTGGTTTAGATGGTGATCCATACTCACTCTGCTCAGATACGTGGTGCAGTACCAGCACACAGGCTTCGGTCTTACGTGCCATATCGTGGAGTTCCATCATTATCGCACGTAAGCCAGCCCATTCATTGTCAGTCTCTGCTGCCACGTTCATTAAGTTATCTATAACTATTAGTTCGGGAGCCTCGCCATATAGCTCCACGTATGCTCTGATCTCTAACTCGATATCGTCTAGTGATGGTGACGAATCAAAGACCCATTTAATATGATCTAGTTTGCCAAAGTGTTTATCGTAGTAGTGCTTATCCTTAGATAAGTTTGCTTCTACTGATACCTGTGAATGACCAGATGCAGCAGATGCTGCTCTCATCATTACAGTTGTGGTGTCTGTATCTGCCGAGAAGAAAAGCGTTGACACGTTTGCTTTCATCGCATAGATAAGAGCGAACATAGACTTACCAGCGTTAGGTGCAGCAGCTACCATACAGACTTGTCCACGCCGGAACTTAATCTGCTTTGCTGACAGCGCCTGCCACACGTCCGGAAGAGGTGTTGCTTTGGTAAGCACACCACTCCAAGCACGTGATAAGTCAAGCAACGTCTTCCCCTCTCAACGTAATATTCTTTTGTTGACGGATTAACCGTCTCTGTCTTTCAGTTATCCCGCCCCAAATTCCAAAGCGTTCCTTCTGAACTCCCCATTCTGCACATTCGGTACGGTGAGGACAACCTTTGCATATGGAAATAGCCATAAGCATTTCAGTTGAGTTGCTAGTTCCATCGTGTTTCTCAGGGAACCAGAAATCTCCACCTACTGTCGCGCAAGCAGGGTTCTCATAGAACC